TCACTGGCTTTTTGAGCGGCCGCAGAGGCCGAGGACGAGGACGCCTCCTCTGACTGCTTTGCAGCGGCTGCACTTTCTGCCGCCTGCCGGGCTGACTCCGATGCATCCCCTGCTGAAGTGTCAGCATTTGCCGCGCTCTCTTCTGCCTGACTGGCTGATATGCCGGCATTCCTCGCGGACGTCTCCGCCTCTCCGGCATTCTTCTTCGCCTCCTCAGCGTGACGCGCCGCTTCTTCCACCATCAGTTCAAAACGACGCAGTGCCTCCGGCCGGACGTCATCCTCCGACATGGCACCGAGAAAATCATTCAGCGTACCCGGTTGAGAATCTTCATACACGGTGATGGTCCCGGCATGTGACGGCGGGAATCCTTCCACCAACAGAATGACGCTGTACTGACCGTACTCAACGTCCATGCTGTAACGACCGGCTTCATCCGGATTTTCAGAGGCCACCGTGTTCACCACCACCGTGCTGCTGGTTCGTCTGGCTTTCAGTTGAATGGTGCAGTTCTCTACCGGTTTTCCTGTGCCGTCTTTCAGTACACCTGAAATCTTTACTGCCATATTCACCCCACAAAAAAGCCCGCCTGAACCGGCGGGCTGTCATAACACTGTGTTACCTGGCTAATCAGAATTTATAACCGACACCCACGATGAAACCGTCAGTGCGCCAGTCGCCACTGCCGGAGCCTTCATAAGCAATATCAATGGCCACGGATTCGATCGGGTTAAACTGCACGCCAGCTCCCCACGCCAGAGATGTGTTGCTGTGGCGACCGTCATCACTTCCGGTCAGCACATCGTGCGTTTTCCCCTTGTTGTCAGTTACGCGGAGATAATCCCCGGAGAAAGTCGACACACGGCTGTAAGCCACACCCGCCATCGCATACGCGCTGAACCATTCATTCACGCGCACAGACGGCCCCGCCATTACGCTGAACCAGCGGTTACGCACGGAATCTTCATGCCAGCGGGTATCGCTGTAACGGGTAATCTGGCGATTCTTGTCTCCTGCATAGCTGAACGACGTCACCATCCCCAGTGTGTCCGTAAACTCATAACGGTATTTCACGTTAATCCCGTTCAGTTCATCGCTGCCGGGAACGCTCGTCGAGACATGAAGATACCCCGCGCTCAGCGTGGACTGATGTTCAGACGCCCATGCAGGCGCACCGGATACGGCCAGACAAATGGCTGCGGACAAAATGGCGGCATAAAGTTTACGCATAATTACCTCTCGCTTTTCTGCAATAAAAAAGGCGTCATTTCTGACGCCCGTTCTGGGTTATAAAATTCAGCTGATACTGATCCCTGCTGTGGATTTTTTCATGACCACAACCAGTAAATCACTGATGTACGTTGTCGGCGTCCAGTTGTTCGCACCGGCCGACGACACATTAAACGTCAGGGTGACATGACCCCGCCCTGCCGGCATATCTATCACCGATGAGAACACCCGGCTGACATCCGTTGCCGGTTCATGGAAAATCTCAACCCCGTTCTTCAGCACCTGCAGCTTACAGGTGGAATACCAGTACGACTGCTGATTCGGGCTGTTGAAATTCTGGTGTTTCGTCCCGCGAAACAGCACCGGGGGAATGATGATCTGCCGGTCGAAGCCCTGGTCATCGTAAACTGTGACGGTTACCGTCCCGCTGGCATAACTGTTATTCCGGGGAAAGGCTTTCCCCACCGTCTTCACCAGGTCGCCTTCAATCTGGTTTGCAGACAGTTTCCCTCTGATGACACAGTTCTCGTTAATGGTGACATTATTGAGCGTGCCGGTATTCGCGGTAATTGCTCCGCTGATATCCGCGTTCCTGGCTGTCAGCTTCCCTTCCGGCGTCAGGGAAAACGTCGGGGGGTTGCCGGATGACGTGATACTCACCGCAAACAGGCGTTTCAGGAACACGTCGTTCATGAATATCTGATCGCCCTGACCAACAAACATCGGCTTTGTGTTGCCATTCGCAGGATTAATCATCGCAATCCTGTCTGCCGCCAGCAGCACCTGACTCTGCATTCCTGCTGGCGTATTCTCAATACCGGCACCGATACCCGCAATATAAAGGCGTCCGTCCTGCATCTGCTGCAGTTTCACGGCCCACATGCTGTTCAGGTTATTATTTGTATCAACCTGAACTTTCTGTATCTGCTGGATTGCCGCACTCTGATTTTCCAGTTTTTTATTGACGGTCTGCGTGATTTCATTGCTGACATTCGTAATGGACGTCCTGATTTCAGCCAGGTCCGGCGCAAGCTGACCGTTATCAATCTGCGTCCACAGCTCCTGGGCCAGATGTGTTTTCCCGATTTCTCCTTTGAAAAAATCCAGGTAACCTTCCGCATCATCGCTCGCCCGACCGACAGCCTCCACGAATGCCGATTTGCCAACAGTATTCACACTGCGGATATAAAAATAATAATCATGGCCCGGTTTGATATTGATACTGGCAGCTATCCAGTACAGCGCCGAGCCAAGATAGCGGGCTGCGGTTTCAACCTGCCTGATATCCGCAATCCGCTTTTCCGAGAACCAGAACTCAAACTGTACCGTCGGGTCATAAACGGCAAGATGCGGCGTGGCGGTTATCTGAAAATAGCCCGGCGTCAGCTCAATCCGCGACGGTGCTGCCGGTGCGGCAATCCGGAAGGTGGTGGTGGCAGGTTCACCCTGCTGGCCATAGCTGTTTATCGCCCGCACCGTCAGGGTGTATTCCCCGAGCGGCAGGCCGCTGAAACGGTGCTCCGTGTCTGCGGTGATGGCGGTGGTCACCAGTCTGGCATCCGTTCCCTTACCACTGGTCAGGCGCAGACTGAAGCGCACGCCCTTCACCACCCGCGGCGTGTCCCATTTAGCCTGCGCCAGATACTGGCCGTCAGCTGCACTCACCTCCACCGTCAGGTGCTGTACTGCCGGTGGGATGACGCTGTTCAGGGAACCTGACTGCGGCTCAAAGCGGGCACCGTTATCCACGATGGCTTCTTTTTCCGGTACGTGCTGCACCGCCGTGATGGCAAAGGTGCCGTCCGTGTTTTCCCGGACGGAGACACAGCGGAACAGGCGACGGCGCAGTGACGGCAGGGAGAGTCCCCACACCCCGTATGTCTCCACACCATCAGGCAGGGTACTGACCTGTATCCGGTCCGGCGCGGGGTGTGCGGTGATGTCCACACTCACCGGCTTACCGCTGCCGTTAATCAGGTTCACCGCCGATGTACCTGTCTCCGGCAGGGTAACCTCACGGTCCAGCGTCAGGGTGCGGGTGGCAGCATCAATGGACAGGACACGTCCGCCGGTCAGGGTCCCGGCATAGTCATTATCACAGATTTCAATAATGTCACCGGGTGTGTGCCGCAGCCCCTGAGACCCGAGCGTGAAATCCACCGTCTGCGTTTCCAGCAATTCGGTCTTTATCACCCACAGTCCGGCACGGTGGGCCTGACCGCGGCTGGTACAGCCGAACGCGTCCATCTTCAGCAGGTTGCGTCCGTAGCGCAGTATGGCTTCCGGGTCTTCCACCAGTTCCGTGGAGGTCTGCCAGCCGTTCTGCGGGTCGGTGTAATTCACCTCCACCGCCGTGTGCCGGTCCTTCAGGGCACTGAAGCTGTAGCGGAATCCCACGCCGTTATCATCCACCACCACATCGCTGTTGGTGTACGGCCACACCACATCCGACGGGCGGTCCTGAACGAACGTCAGCGTCTGACCGTTCCATACCGGCATACAGCGCATCGCAGAGCAGAAATCACTGAGAACGTCCCACGCCTTACGCTGTTGTGCCAGGTACGCATTAAAGGTCATCCGCGGCTCGGTCCCCCCGAAACCATCCGGGACCGTCTGGTCGCAGTACTGCCCGATGGCATACAGCGCCCGCTTGTCCACATCCGCCGCCCCCAGACGTTTTCCCATGCCGTAGCGCGGGTGAGTCAGCATGTCCCACAGACACCAGGCCGGGTTGTTGCTGTATGCCGGTTTCAGACTGCCGTCCCAGATACCACTGTACGTGCGTTTTTCCGGGTCATAGTTTGACGGCACCTGGATGATGCGACCGCGGATATGGTAGTTCACCGTCATCTGCTGGCCGCCGAACTGCTCCGCATCCACCTGCAGCCCCACAATGGCCGTGTTCGGGTAGCACTGTTTCACATCGATGATTTCGGTGTATGACGACCACAGCGTCTTATTCTGCAGCTGGTCCGTGGTGCTGTCCGCCGTCTCCCTGACCATCCGGATGTTAAAGGGCCGGGGAGGCAGATTATCCAGAATCACCGAGGCCAGGAACTGTGAGGTGGTCTTGCCGTTAATGGTGACGTCCTTTTCTGTCACCCAGTTACCGTTACGCTGTAACTGAATCAGCAGGCGGACGGATGCCGGGTTACGGTCACCCTTTGAGGTGGTCTCCACCAGTGACTGCACCCCGAAGGTAACCCGCAGGCGGTCAATGTTCGCGGACGTAATGGTGCGCGTCACCGGTTTTGCCTTCGTCACTTCCACGCCCAGTCCGGTTTCAGCTCCGGAGGACTCAAAGCCTTCCGGTGGTGTCTGCTCCTGCTCCCCGGCACGCCAGACCGCGGTCACACCGTGTATCACGGGATTGCCGTCCGTGTCCGTCAGTGGGGTTTTGTTCACCAGAATACTCTGCAGTCCCTTCACCGGACCTTCTATCGGTCCCTCACCAATCGCATCAATCACACTCATCATCTGCGTGGACTTAAGATTGTCCTTTGCCTCTACCGGCGTGTGCGCCTTGCCGCCACCTTTTCCCATACAGCCTTCCCCTGAATAAATTAACCGCCACTTGCCATTCCGTACAGAAGTCGGATATCCTTCGCCCGAAAAGCATGAAACACATTTCTGCCATGCTAAAGAGAAACCCCGGTATCAGCAGATACCGGGGTTTTCTTTCATGCCCACCGATAATCCTGTTGGTTAAAACCGGTAATGGCATAAAAATTCTGAATATCTTCACATTTTCACACACTGACTGTGGCGCTTATAATTTCGCTGCGTTAGTGTTTTTTTGCCCGAGTAACAAAAACAACTCCTTAACATTGATCTTCATTTGTCTGTCCCCGCAGCTCCGCGATCACTGCGGGATTTTTTTATGTTTTATCCCTGTCGCCCGACAACCACGACCGTTCCGCCCCCGCCTTCATCACGGGTGCTGATGTCCTGGGATATACGGCGGGAGCCAACCAGCATTTCCCCGTAAGGCACCGGCATCGGGTTCCCCTGGGCAATCATGTTATCCAGCGAGGAAAAGTACGTGTTCTGTCTGCCGTTATCCGTTGCGCGGTAATCCGGTGTTTTTGCCTTCGGGGCCAGCATCTGGGCCACACCGCCCAGAATCATGCTGGCTCCAAGTGAAAACAGCATCGTGGTGGCAGAAAAACCACCGGCTGCCAGGGCTGAACCCCATAACGCCATTGATGCCCCGGCAGTGAAGAAAGAGCCCACGATGGCTGCCGCCCCCAGCACAATCTGCAGTCCACCCTTTCCGGCCCCGGCCAGTCGCGGCACAATGTGGATGACCGTTCCCTCACCCAGCTGTTCGTGAAGACGGGCGTACACCGCCTCCGGTGCCGTGTCATAACCGGCAATACGTATCTGGTACCAGCCTTCGTTCATCTGACGGCGAAAGCCCGGCACCTGTAACGACAGCGCCCGGATGGCTTCCGCTGCCGTGTTCACATACAGGCTGAGGCGGCGGCCAAATCGTTGTAAATCCCCGTGAAGGCAGATGCGTGCCAGTGGCGGTGACGCCAGACAGAATGCGTTCGTCGTTGCCATTTTTCGGAATACCTCTCCCGTTTACTCAGTTGTTCAGGCAGATGGTGAAGCAGTTCACCGTTGCCGCAGTAAATGGCGGCATGATTGGCCACCGATGCGCCAAAGCAGCACAGCAGGATATCGCCCGCCTGTGCAGAGGACAGGGGCACCCGGTAAAAGCCGGTGACCGCCATATTGTCCAGGTAAAGGTTCTGACCGTTACGCCACCAGTCATCCTCACGCTCAAAATCCGGCATATCAATTCCCGCCAGATGGTAGGCATCCCGGAACAGCGTGTAACAGTCCGTCACCCCGTGCTCAAAGCGCCGTCCTGTCAGATGTGGTACACAGCGGAATTTATGAATTTCCCCCCGGCAGACCAGCCACCAGGACAGTGCACTTTTTATCTGCAGCCGCCGGTCGGCCTCGCTCAGCCAGGGCAGACCACCGGGATGACTGTGGACCAGTGCCACAATCTCCCCCTGCATCTCTGCCCGCAGCCAGTCTTCCGGTGCAATACGAAAATACGCCTCCGGCTCTGCAGAGATATTCACACAAGGGATATACCGCTCCCCCTCCGGCGTTCTCACCACGAAGCCGCACGACTCCGCAGGCGCACACCGCCGGGCATGCGCCAGAATCGCTGATTCAGTCTGTGTCATAAACCGGGATTTACTGCGAAAGTTTATTAATGGAAAGGAAACCGCCAAAATTAGCCACCATGCTGCGCATCTCACACCCGCGCATGCACTTGCTGCATCTGTCCTTCCGGATATCCGTGGTGGGGTTGTCGAACTCATCCGCCACTGCCCCGCCCGTGTAACCACACTCATCAGAGCGGTAGGTCCACATACAGGTATTCGCCAGCATAATGCGACCGGGAAACAGCGCTCCGTCCGTCTCCGTCGGTGTTGCCAGCACAAACGA